CTTTTAGCTAAATTCCTGTGATAATTTTCCTTCTGATTTTAACTGTTCAACAGCCATGTCCCTAATCTTTTGTGCTATCATAGCTTCGTTGGCAGCATCTTCCTCTCTTATTTGCTGTGACACTTCATTTGTTGTAACAGTCTTTCCATCGTAAGCATCATCCAAATTTACTTTCAACAAACCAATATCATACACAGTATAATTAGGAAACGTCATACCTATTGACAAATTCTCTCTTCTTGTAGACATATCTACAACAACGTTGTTTTCATCGGTAATAATATACACTAAAGTTCTCCTGATTTAATCTACCCAAAATACTATATATCTATGCAATGAACCATTAGTATTTATTCTGGCATTTGAACCAATTTCAAAACCATTGGCTGTAACACCCTGTATACAGTTTGAAGTATCATTGTTCGTATAGAATTGCATAGTCAAATCACCCTGGCCATATTCCATACGGTGCATACCAACTTGATTTCCAGCATTGGACTTTATTATTATATATACATGAGTCTTTGATGCAAGGTCAACACCTATATCAATTTCACGGTCGTCAACTCCATTACCTGTATACACGCCAGTCAACATGGAACAATTACCACCCACTCCACCGGCATGGCTATGAAGTTCTGTTTCCGAGCCATCGGTCAATTCTTCAAGTTCTTCAGCAGTTACATCAGTACCTCCTGAAACAAGTTTTTTGTTACCATCCGTAAAAACCATCTTAGACGCATCAAGTCCTGTCAGGGTTTCATTTGCAAAAGTAGGAGAACCGGTTGGCGTTAAATCCTGTGGCAATGTAACAAGCACTTCAATATCCTCCAATTTGCTTATAATGTCATCCTGCTTTTCAGATGTTGCCGTACCTATAGCTTTGCCAACATCGCTGTTATTTGTAATAAAAACTTCTTGCATATTATATCCTATTCATACAATTGAGCCACGTCAACATATATAGTTGTAGAATCCAAATCACTTGATATAAACACAAACTTATCATAGCCCAATGTCCGTACATAATAGTGGGCTATCATTTCCGCTAAATCGTATTCTGCTCCGGCAAATAAAGTATCCTCATTCGCAGGAGCAATCGTGTCTATAAAATGAATTGTTGCTGCATCTGTGTCTTGTGTTCCAGTAGTAATAGTTAAATGGGCAATACGATGAAAATGGTCTTTACCTCTTGCTGCATATAGCTCAAGGTCGGAATCTATATCAGCAGCACCATCAGCCCTAAATCTGAACAATAAGGCATAAGGAATAGGTTCGCTTAATTCAATCTGTACTTTGTTAGCAGCAGCAATGGCATTAACAGTATCCCAATCTCTGCCTGTAATGGCTAAAGCAGCGTTTTCAACAGTTATACTTCCTGCTTCACGCCATTTAGATGCTAAAGTAACTTTGTTTACACCTTGCATTTGTTACCTCCAATATTATGTCACTGCATTAGCTATTTCTAACCAACCAACAGTGCTGCCAAACCATTTTAATATCGTATATCCACCAGCGCCTGTTATTTGGGTAGCATCGTTTCCTGCAACAGTATCAACGTCAACATCAACCGTACTTGTAGCGGCATATACCTCAAGCACAACCAATAGTTCCTGACCATAGTAAACGCCATCAGGCAACGTAATAACCATTGCACTGCCGCTTGTGCCGTCAACTCTAATCACACGGTCGATTATGAAATTGTCCTCAGCACGGCCTGTTCTTGCCGTATAAGTTGTGCAAGTTGCCGACGTAGTTAATACCTTCACTCTTTGTGTTTTGCCAAAATCGTTTTTTGCTAAAAAGTTTTCACCTGCCATCTTCATTTACCTTTCATTTGTTATAAATCTGTTCCATATACATTTAGTTTAGCTCTGTTGGTTCGAGCTACATTTCCATTATTCCTGCTATCATACAAGTTTCCCACCAACATATTATCAGCGTCCTTTTTGGAGTCTATGACAATCAAATCCTGTGTCAATTTTTCAGCCAATTGGGTATGAATACCTATTACGCCATCTTCTTGTGACTCTGCTACAGCAAGGCAATTCTCCAAAATGGCCTCGGTTGATTTTACACCACCCGGCAGAAAGTTACCTGCTTCCGTCGCTTTGGTGGGGTCTGCCTTGTAGTAGAACTGTATTCTATACGAACTATCAGGTTCTGGATAGAACATTATCTCATCGAACTCACCAATATCCGGGTCATAATCAGTCGTAACTATGGCGTAATAATAAGGGGCATAACCTACGACACCCGAAGCCCTTAGATTCATTATATTTTCAGGTGTAGTTCTGGCTATGTTTTTGAAACCAGCATTATCCTCATAGGTCGGGTCTGTTATTATAGATGAGAAGTCTTCAGGAAGCTGGTATCGCCATACATTATCTCTCAAATTCATTGTGTGTAGCGGACGAAGAAAACTCCACTCCCAATAGTCACCGGATCGTGCATCAACAGGATATAGAAAACGCCTCAGACCTCGTTGGGCTATATCTTTACATGTAGTCAAGTCAGTGTCTGTAGGCGCTGTTCCAGTGTCAGTCAATCCTATGAAACCAGATATAAGTGTGTAAATATCGGCGTAAGTCAATCTTAAATTAGCCATTACGTACCCCACACAATATAGGTATAGCTCGGAGTTTCGGTATTAACGTTACCATTGACATACACTGTCCCGCCTGGATTTACTATCAACACCGGCAACTCTCCTGCTTCCACTGTTTGCTCGGCGTTAAATGCGGCAACAAAGGAAGTGTCTATGTCCAGGTCATAATCATTGGCCCATATTAAAATTCCCTGCACTGTAGTAACACCGCCTAAATCCAATGCTTCTGCCGTATCTGCTACAGCCAGTGTCCTTGTTGCCAATCCCGTTGTAGATGTAGGCGCTGTTCCATCAGTACCTCTTTGCGGAACAGATATGTCCTTGTCCAATCCAATTAGTTGCAACAATAAATTAACACTTACTTCAGCCGCCATGTTACATCCTTTCTAAATGGCAACAAAGGGTAACTCCTTTTACCCCTGTTACCTAAAGGAGACAAGAGCCTATGTCTCGTTCTTATTTTTATTATTTTCCTTCTTAGTTTTCTCTGTGTCCTTTTTTTCCTTTTCCAGCTTGTAAGATAATTGAACACGCGCCATCCCTACTTGCATGACGTTACGAATAGCATCGTGTTCACTGCGAGTTAATGCAGGATTAACACACCTGCTCAATAAAACATCAACCTCGCGTAAGCTATTAATCAAATCTTTCTCATTCATGTTTGTCTCCTAAATACAATGGGAAGTACACGGCTTCCCAATGACCTTCAGCGCCGTGCCGCCTTTATCTACAAAGAACACATCTTTGATATTAACCATCACTTACCATAAGGTAACGAGTGGTGGCTCCAATTAAAATTGGAATTTTATGCGTAGAGACGCCACCATCACTCGCAGTTAAACCAATATCACCGGCAGCATCACAGGCAATTAAATTGGTAAAACTATTACTTGAAGCATGTGCTTCGACTTTAATTACGGCAGGAACGGCGGCTGCGGAACTACGGTCGTCATTACGAATACGGATACCGCATCTGTCAGTGGTGTCACCAACTTCATCTCTGATGATAAAGTCACCAGCAGCAAGAAAACCAGTAGCTGTAGTACCATAGTTCTCACACAGAAGGGTTGCACCTATAACATTAGTAGCTGTACCAGCAGTCTCATTCTTAGCACCCAGGAAGTTTTCAATTCTGTCAAGTGTTCCACTGTTATCTGTAGCAACATTCAAAGACCTGAAAATATAAGTAGCCGCATTAGTAGCCTCATTTTCGCCTTTAATGTAAACAAGGCCGCCGTAACAATCTCCGGTTGCAGCAGTGCTTTTATCGCCGGTAACTGTAAACAGATACTCCTGCGCTCCGGCAGCACCACCAAAGAAGTAAGCACCATCAATATGGCAGCCATACGTTCTACCATTTCTAACCTGCGAAGGCAAGAAAAAGAACGAAGTACCAATTACTGTTTGCCCTGTAGGAAATACCTTGGCTAAGCAAACACCGGCAACACCTGACCTGTCAACATCTTCCATAGCAATTGCACATGCAATCGGGTCATCATCACCGGTTGAAGCACCAAGATAACCATTACCATCAGACAGCCCAAGCAGTGTAGTACCATTGCTACAATCGGCATACGCCCTTACTGGAATTATTGCTCCATTAGGAACAAAAATATCAACAGCGCCAGGCCCGGTAAAACCATTTGAATGTCCAACAAGATAACCGGCAAGCCACTGAAAGTTAGTGCTTGATGGCAATTCAACATTAATAAACTTACCTTCATTCTGAGAACCTTCTGCTGTAGTGCCACTTTCAGTAACTGTGCTGGCGGTTGTGGTAAAATCAACACTACTTACTCCCATCCAGTTATCGGTTGTATCATAGTTGTAGCACAATGGGCATCCCTGATAAATGGTGTCTTCTCCTTCATAGTAAACAGTAATAGTCTCAGCCTTTGGGTCTAATCCCCAAGTCGGTGTGGACATATTATTCACCTTACCTTTCTATTTTTAATTGCTTGGGTGATTCGAGATCAAAAATCCGGCTTTACTCGGAACGTCACACCAAGTCTGGCAGCCGTGATCAATAAACTTTTGACCAACCAAGTGCCGCCCAGAGTTATCATTATCAGTCAATGTCATGTTCCAATCCTTTAGGTATGTCGGATACAACACATTCATGTTGACACCGAAAATAGGATCGGTTCCCCACAACGACGTGCTGGCATTCCCTACATCGGTGTTTCCAGTATCAAGTAGGTCAACCCACACCAAACGGATAGCTCCAGGAAGCGGAATCATGCTCAATGGATAATAACCATTGGCAAACATGTTCGGGCCAACATTACTATTCAACTGTTGATACAAAGCGTTCAACGTAAGCATGACATTCTTGGAACTAAAGCAAGCGTATCTATTAACGCGAGCCATTACCGGATCGGGCACATCAACAGGAGGTTTGAAGTTCAACCGCATCAAAGCTTCGTTTACAATCCTCATCAAACTTTCGTCAATATTGCCCTCATGGTCGGCATAGTAGTTAGCCATCTCAGGATTGAGTGCGGCTGTACTATTCAGATTACCTTTCGAGAAGGCTGTACCTGGAGTGTTGCCGTCATTGTATCTGGCCTTGTATCCCGTATACCCACCAGTAGACCCTTTTGTACCAAGCGCCAACCAGGAGTTAATTGAATATATAGCATCTACATCTGCGGCACTTGTCGGGCCAGTCCAGAAAGCAAGACGTAGCGCATCAATCAACTCTGCTTTGGCCTTACGATACTGTAGCTTAACAACATCGAAAATCTTTTCAGGTGCCGAGTTAGCCGACACTTCCATCTTGTTAAACGCCATCGCTCCCTGATAATGCTTAAACGGAGTAATGGAATATTCTTTGGTAATGTTCTTAACAATAATACTATCTTCAGCCCAGGGGTTTTTGGCTCCTGCATTACCTACAGTGCCTGTGGTTATAAACCCTTTAAGCTCATCGCCGGTTACTTGCATGATGTTAGGGTGCATCCAGATGTTCAAATCTTCATACGTCTCATACGCATAATTAAGCGGCGGTTCTTTAATCATAAACCTCTCTAATGTTCCGTGTAGAATATCGAGGTTCTCTTCAAAGGCCGGTTCTGCTGGCATTTTATCACCTATCATTAATCATTTGTAATTCCTTTTATCCAATCCATTACGTTTAGACCTACTCGACGCCTGCGGCTCTCTTCATCTGTCTTATATCATCAATGATTTCATCGCGAGTGTCAAGGTATTTTCCTTTAGTATCCCTTCCAACCCTTGCACCTGAGAGCTTTACCTCGTGGTTCTTTAAGTCCCGAATCGCTTTCCTTTTCGATTCTTTTTCGAGATGCAGACCTTTATAGGTTGCGTAGGCTTTAGCCATAGCGTCATCTATGTCAGCCCCCTTATCCATAAAAGCGTCTGCATAACTTAGAACTTCGTTGCGTGCCTTCATTTCAGGACTCGTTGGTATCAACTGTCTCTTCAAACTGCCAGAAGGAAAGCGAGGAAGTTCGTCTGTTTTCCCAAAAACGGGAAATTCTTTAGAAGCCTCATCAAAAAATTTAGAAGCTCTATCAACCATTTGTCTTGTTGACTGCTCCTCTTGATAGGCTTTGAATTTATCAATTTGTTCAAGTGTAGTTTCAAATTTCTCTTCAAGTTGTTTTGATATTTTATCGGTTACACTTTTTATTAGTTCAGGGTCAATTTCTTTGTCACCAACATCTTTGTCTGTTTTGCCGTCTTGTTTGTCGTCTTTATCATCATCACCTTTTTTGTTGTCATCTTCCAAAGAAGATTCAAGCGTAGGTATCATCTCCATCAATTCTTCATCAGTATGTTTATCTGCAAACGCTATAATCTCAGATGCAGTCATCCCAGCAGCCTCGGCAGCAGTAGAGAAAGCATCAGGAATGTCTTTGCCAGCTAATTCAGATATAACATCACTGTCATCATCTGTATTATCTACATCGACATTGCCATCACCATTTTCATCCGAAAGAATCTTCTGTGTCTCTTTAATCTTATTGACAGTGTCTGACATAAAATCACCATCAGACTGTTTGGCTATATCAACCTCATTGCCATCAGTCTTATCACCGTCAGCCTCATTGCCATCAACTTGGCTGTCATCAACATTTATATCTTCATCTGCCATTACTTATCTCCTTCACTATCATCTTTCTTGTCTTGTTTTGCGGCACGGGCTTTAGCCATATTATCTGCTTTTTGTTTAGTCTTTTCTGCGGACTTAAATTCGTTCAACTCCTCTTTAATAATCTGCCGCACTTTTTCCACAGTGAGTTTCTCTCCAAGATGTATCTCAGGCCGGTTAAGTGCCATAGCTTCCTTCTTATTACTCACAGTAGGATACTCTTTGGCACAAGAAGCACACTTGCCGTTTTTATCAAGCGAACCTGGCCTAAAGTCGGCATTACATATACAGCA